AGCGCCAGCATGAGCGATAGTCAAGAAATGGAATGCGTCAGGATGGTTGATGATTTGATCTTTAGTCATTGTCTTGTTGGCTGTGTCGTTGGGTTATTTCCCGCTGACGAGATACTTATACGGGAGGAATTCATTTGTGTCCACATTTTTCTTCATCTTTTTTTCGTCGAACCTGCTCTAATCGTCTGGAACCCTTGATTTATAAGGGATACGAGAGCTAATTTATTTTCGTCAGGAAACAGCGTTGACGTGGCGATTTATAATTACGCCTCCTCCTCATCAAGGAGTTCTTGGTGCTCTGCTTTCGGAGTTTCCGTTCGCTTCAGAAATTCGCTGTTCGGCGATCTGGAAATATTTCTCATCCTTCTCGATTCCGACGAAAGAGCGGTTCAGATTCTTACAGGCTACACCCGTTGTGCCGCTCCCCATCGTGAAGTCCAAGACGGTCTCACCCTCGTTGGTGTAGGTTTTGATTAGGTATTCCATTAACTCAACTGGTTTTTGTGTTTGGTGAACTCCATCAATGGATTGAAATTTTAGTATATTTCTTGGGTAGCCCGTAGCGGTTTGCCTTGTTGTTTTTGAACATTCACCGTAGTTACCCCTGTTTGTTCTGCTCACCATTTTATTAATTGGCTTAGTGCCTTGAGGCAAATAAAGACACTGCTTTTTATAAAATACACTTATTATTTCAGTTTGTCGTAACGGTTGTTTTTTTGCGTTTAGATGCCCTGTTGGTTTTGACTTTTCCCATGTCCAGTCATATTTATAATTTTTTATATTACTCATTCTTAAAGCACTAGAAAAAGGCTCACTTCCAAACAACACAATCGCTCCGTTAGCTTTAATGACTCTATTCAATTGTTCCCACATAGGCTCGAAGGAAATAACACTATCCCACTTGCATTGAGTTGTTCCGTATGGTGGGTCAGTCAATACCATATCCACGCTTCCATCTTCAATGTCCTCCATCACATCCAAGCAGTCGCCAAGAAATAGCGAACAACTGGATGCACTCGAACCTTTCTCTCGTTCCTCGTTCATTGTCGTAATTAATTAAAATGGAGAACAAGTCTTGTCGATACCTTTCCTCATCTTTTTTTCAGAAAGTTTACCGAGAACGCTGGAACCATTGATTTATAAGGGTTAGAAGCTCCGATTTATTTTCATCAGGCACGGCGAATTTCCTGCACTTGCACTCCGCGAAGCTGCACCCTGGGTCATATCGCATCACCGGGGAGACTCCGCAGACTGGGCAGATACCCACCTTTGCCTGCAGTCCACGCTTGGCATTCTCGTGAGCTTTAATCGCATTCATAGTCCCAGTTCTTGACGATCTCACCGACGATAGAATTCAACCTGACAATATCCTCTTGAGATATCTTGCCGGTCGCAACCTTGTTCTCAACGGATGGCATCAGATGCGACACCGTTGAGGCGTGCCCTCGTTGGAGCAGCTTCGCCAGCTTGGTATTCGAGAGCTTGGCAATCTTTTTGATCAGATACGCAGCAGTCAATCGCTGGGTAGCCCTCGGTTCATCCCTGCCCTGGCGAATTAGCTCGACGCTGGTCGTCCCGTAGTAGTGCGCCACTGCCCCTAGGATGGCCTCTGGGAGCGTTTCGCAGTCATTAGGTCTGAAGACCCTCTCTTGCTGCAAGAGCGGTGTAGCGCCATCTGCGCCCATTGTGAGGGTGTTCGGGTTTTCTATGTAGTATTTCATCGTCCGTATTGGTTCTGTGACTTAAAGGCCATGGTCTCGAATCGCTGGTATTGCCCAACGAGTCCGAGTGGAAGTAGCGTATTCCTCGGGCCATTACGATACTTATCAACCGAAATCCCATCCGACTTGATCTTAAGGAGGACATCAGCATCCATCCCGATGGCGCGAGATCCCCGGAGATGTCCGTCATCGTTGATCTGAGCAGGGGAAATCACTGGGCAATCCAGCTTCTTCGCAAGCTGCTTCAGTCGGCGGGAGTATAGGGCAAGCTCCTGCTCTTGCGTGTCGCTGGACTTACGACCTCCTTCGAGGAGTTGGATGTAGTCCACGATAACGAGACCCACATCACCCAGTCCCTGCTCCATCTCTGCATGCGCACACACATAGTCGATGGAAAGGTTAGGTTTATCGCAGATCCTGATCTCGGCCTTCTCCAATCCAGACTTCTGAAGCTTCAGCTTTTGCACTGTCTGTGGGGACACCCCATCAGCACTCAAGATATCGCCAATGTCAATCCGGCCACGACACGCGAAGAGTCTGGCAATCACCTCATCCACTGTCATCTCTAGCGTATAGATTAAGACCTTCTTGCCTGCATCCAACGCGGGGATGCTCATCTGATACGCCAGTGCTGACTTGCCGGAGGAGGTAGCTCCGCACGCAATCCAGAGTTCTCCAGGTCGCATGCCACCATTGATCTCATCGATCTGCGTGATACCAGTAGGTTGGGCGGGTGATGTCCCGTTCCTGACGTTGACGATCCTCTCGCCGAAGCGATCCATAGCCTCCAGCATCGTGTAGAAGACTCGATCCTGTGCTGTGGCAACCTGTGCCGCGTCGATGGCTTCCCTCATGATGCGTTGGGCTTCCTCAGCGCTATCATTCTGAGCGGAGTCCACAACGGCCTCGGCTGCGCGAATCAATCCACGTCGAGCATATCGATCTCGAACGATCTTGGAGTGCTCCTCCCAGTGTTGAAAGTTCTGAGCAGCGCCGCGAATGGCCATGAGACCCTCCGGCCCACCCACTCGGTCTAGCTCATCCTGGTCGTGCAGGTATTCCATCACGCTCACATCCTCCACATCCACACCCTTGTCGTGCAGATCATAGATCACAGTCAGGAGTTTGGAACATGCAGCATTGTGGAACATCTCCGGGATTAGGCCCTCGCCTTTCGCGCGATTGATATACGCATCGGAGTGGCGGAGCAGGACGGACAGCACAGACTTCTCAGCATGCTCTGCCTCTGGCATTGTTTTGGTATTCGTTAAGTTCATTGATTTGTTGGTTTGTTGTTAGCCGCAAGCATTCGATTGCTCTGCTGCGATTTTTCTTTGGTCCGCGAAGGATTTAGGAGCCTCCTCTGGCGTATGATCGGGAGATGACTCCCACTTGCAAGCCTTTATCCAGCGATGAAGACCAGTGGCATACTTGCCGCCCTCCTTCGTCCAATCAGGGCATCGAACCCAGTCAAGGAGTGATTCCATCACGGTCTCGAAAGGTGGGCGATCCTTTTTGGGGATCTTGCGCCACTCCTGCTTCACCTCTTTTTTCGAGGAGCGATTGCGAGACTTGCCCGGCGATGCGTTCCAGAGAGCTTCGAGGAATTCCTCCTCAGGATCAACCTCAGGCTCTGGTGCTGGTGGTGTGTCAACTTCCCCGAACAGATCATCCACACTGTCCTCCGCAGGAGGAGCTTCATCGGACATAGTATCTTGTCCCTGTCCTTGTCCTTGTCCTTGTCCTTGCACAAAACCCGAATTTTCCGGCACGCGGTCGGCAGGTGACTGGCAGGTCGCTGGCATGTCCTCAGCGGACACCCACTTAACTGACTGATGCATAAGGATCTTGAGGCTACGCTCCAAGATACCCACATCAGCGCGAATGATTAAAGCGAGCCTACGAACCGACATTGGAGTTCCATCGCTATTCAGGAACGATCCACGGACTCCTTTGTCCATTGTGGCGGCGTGTTGGCAAAGTGCCACGAATATGCCATACGCCTGCCAGGCTTCTGCCGGCTCGAACTCAGACATCAATCCAAGGTATCCAGAGCTGTCACATCCACTGGGCATGTAGTAGTAACCCAGTCGAACACGCTTGCGGGAATCAGAGTTCTCAAACACCTCACTCCACTTGTGTATCTTATACAGTTTCATTCGTCTCCTCCTCTCCGTTCTCGATCTCCTCTCGGGCCTCAGCGATAAAGGCGGCGGCCTCCATGTTTGTCATCTCCTCATCCAGCGCGAACTCATCCTGAGTGATCAGGTCTCGAATCACGCGCTCAAAGAGGGCCATGTTTATTTCTTCTACGGTTTTCATAATTAGTTGAGTTCGAAGTCGGTTAAATATTTTAGATTAGCCGCCTCAGCATCCTGTTGCAACTCGAAGAGTGCATTGAGGTGTTGTGAGATGCATTCAGCTGCACGATCAAGCTGTTCGCGTAGCTCCTGGTTCTCTGCCTGTAGCTGCTGGCAGAGTGGGCATGGTGTCGTATTTCTATTCATTGGTTGATTCTGTTGGGATTGTGTCTCCTTTGCGGACGTTATCAACGTGCCACAACGGCTGAGTATTGCTGAAGTGCCAGCAGATCTTGCGTTGCTCTAGGTCTGACTGGTCGAAGGAGGAGACCGGGAGTACATGGTCTATTTCCCATTTACCATCACCCTTACCGTATAAGTCCCACGACATCCCTTCGGTCCACAGGGACTCCAGGTGCACTCTCCATTCTGGGCCGGTACAGCCCAGTAGGTCGAGGGTTGGCTGGTGTGAGCCTGTGCCCCGGAGGATGCCACGGAGATTGCTGCGAATATTACCAACCCGTCGAAAGGTGGGATCGTCGGCTAGGCGATTGCGCTTGTACTCCGCGGATCTCTCTTTCAGGACCTCCTTATTCTCTTGGTAGTAAGCTTTATGTTTCGCTCGCACCGCTTCACGATTAGCTGCATAGTGGGCCTTTTTATAGATGGCAATCTCCTCACTGTTGGCTTCGCTATAAGCCTTTACGCAAGCCTTACATTTGAATTGCAGTCCATCCTTGCTCGACTTATCCTTATAGAACTGGTCGACTGTCTTTGTGGTATCGCACCTCTTGCAGTGCTTTGTGTCTGTCTTCATAAATCGAAAAACCACCTGCCTTAATTCCCAGAAAGACACTTAGCGGAGCGCGGGAAAAGACAGGTGGTGAAATTTTCGATAATAGACGCTCCGCTAAAAGGTCTGGCAGGAATCTATCCGAAATGTGGCTTGAGTCAATACCTTTTCTTCATTTATTTTCAATCGAGATGACACGTATCTCACAACCGCTTGATTCACAGTAGGCCCAGCGTTTTCTCACCGACAAGAAAACTACTTGATTATCGTCCACCCAGTAGCCTGAGCGGGTGATTTTATCGAGTATGACCTTGCTAAGGTTGTCCACGTCGCATCGAGATCCCTCGTCACCTGGAGCGGAGTCCTTAAGTAGGCGGCTGAACTTCCCGGTGCGATAGTGAGCCTTTGGTCTGGGCAGGCGAAACACTAGTTCGACGTGCATCGGTCCTTCGAGTCCCCTGTCAGGGATCTCAGAGAGAGCGGAGTCGAGCGCCTTCTTCCACGCCTTCATGTCTTTACTGTCAGCATTATAAGCCATCGCCCGCCTCCCGCGCATGGCTACACGGGGACGGGCTTGAGGCTTAGGATTACCTTCGACGAAGATATCAATCATGACTTCTCGTTGTATTCACTGAGGGGAGCTTCACCAGCACGCTCAAGTTCCTTCTGCAGGTTAGCTAATGCCCGCCATGCAGTCTTGGTGGAGTGACGAATGTTATCATCATCAATCGTGCCAGCCTCCATCGCGTGCCTGATTAGAGCCTCGAGTTCATCTCCACTCTTGGAGCGATCCCAATGCAATGGCTTACCTGGGTTGTGCTGTTCATTCCCGGCAGCGGAGCACTCAGCGAGCGCCCAGATAGCGTCCGGGAAATACTTTAGCACACCGGAGTAGACTGGAGTAGCCTTGCGCTTCGCGTGCTTGTCAGGCTCAGGCTTCGATGGGTAGCCGATTGGCTCCATGTCACCTTCCCCCATGGCGAGAGATTTGGGGTTGAGAGGCCCATATGGATCAGAGAAGTCGCTCACTTGAGACCTCCTTCCCCGTAAAGCGCCTTGATCACCTTGCCATACTCCTCGCGGAACACGGGCAGGAACTGATCCTGAGCCATCGCAACTTTCTCGGTGAACTCATCAGGCTCGACCTTAACGATCAGCTGTTGGAATGGCGGGCGCTCCGGCGAGTTCTCATCGCGCTCCGGGTTTGGGAGGAACGACATGAAGTACCATGGAAGTCCACAGATCGCCATCGACCAGTGGACCTGCGCCTTGTAGATCGAAGGAACACCACCATCGAGGAGGTAGTCGATATGCTTAGAGGCGTTGTATGGAGCTTTAATCTCTAGACCAGCGACCCAGTTACCGTCCTCGTCCGCGATCAACCCATCAGGACTGCACCCGATGATGCGATCCTCGCGAGTCACAAAGCCGACCTCCTGCACTTTGACATTCTGCACACGCTCGAAGTGAGCTCGGGCGAATGGCTCCCAGTAGTTGCCATGCTCGGTAGCATCGTTACCCTTGAAGCCTTTGCTTGCGATCTCACATTCCAAAGCGATCTCCCTAGCGTAGCCGACACGGCTCGCTGAGAGCTTGCCGGTCGAGGTGATAATCTTGCTAGCAGCAGACGCAGTAGCACATCCGAGGCGAGCGCGGAACCACTCCTCGCTGCCTTGCTCCAGGTTCTTGCGGACGATCATGATTTCACCTCCTCCTCGTTGGACTCGATACGATTGAACGGATCGATGGTCACGGTCTGAGCCTGTGTCACGTTGCGAAGCTCAGCAAACTCAGTTTTCTCAGCTGCTGACACAGCATCCATGATCTCGGGAGATAGCGTGAGCCACTTGGTGAGGCGACGGAATACAGTCTTGCAAGCCATCTGATTGTAGTGATCAACCCAAGGGCCGGAGCGTCCTGCCCGAGACTTGTTCTTGATCGCATCGATCTCAGCCTTGGACATGATCTCAGATTGGACAGCGCCATTCTTGAGGGTAACCTGTGAGTATGCTGCAATCACAGCGCCACGATCCTTGCTGATGTCGTATGTGTGCTCAGTCACCTGGCCCATGTTGTGGGTAAAGGTGTCATTTTCGCAGACAACATCAGCGTGTATCTTTACGACATCACCAGAGCGGCGAACGAGTTCCACTAATCCTTTGTAGTCTAGCACTAGTGTGCATTCGCGACCGTAGGGGATGAGGTGGGCGCGTCTCCCATCTGGCTCAAGACCCATGGCTGAGAGATCCAGCAGGCACTTGAAGAAGCTTTCCTGTGTGCAGGATTGCAGCTTGGGAGTGCGGGTAAGCGCCGTGATGGCTACCCGTGCAAAACGATCTGGGGACAGGTGGGATGGTAGGGCAGTAGCAAACTGCTGCTTCATCGCATCACTGGAGATGATGCTCTTCAGGTTCGAAACCTGAGGTGCAATCTGATTACTCATTGTCCCCACCTTTCTTGATGAATTGCTCAGCACGCCAGCACGGCACGCCCTTGTTCGCTGCCCAGTCGAGGAGCGCATCCTCTTGTGTGCTGCCCTTGCCAACTAAATCATCACCGTCCACGTGCGCGACGTGCATTCGCGCCCATACGGGGCCGGTCTTGAATTGGTAGGTTAGTATCTGGTGCTTGTCTTGCCATGCGCGTCGAGGCGAAAGGCTTTGTTCTGTTTGTATCAGTTCGTTCATTTTGTTCGTTGGTTAGAATTTCTTAAGGATGAAAATAAGTCCGGCGATCAGCATGGTGGTTGATGTCAGGACTGCGGGGTGGAATGCGATATCATGCATAGGGGCTGGTGGTTGAGGTTGCCATGTTGTGATCCTCGTCGAGCCTGACTGCTGCGTTGAACTCAGAAAGCGCGTTGTAGAGCATGCGTGATTTGTATTCATGAGCATCCTCGCACTCTGGCTCCAGATGGAGACCGTTGTCGATAAGCTCCTCCTCACAGTCGAGCAGATCCTGCGCGGCCTGAGCGAGCTCTTTGATGATTTCTTGGTCGATAATCATGGGTCTATTCTGTGATGGAGATTTCCTTCTTCGATAGCTGAAGCGTGCCAGACTCGAATCGTGGCAACACCCAATCTAGAATGGCAGCAGTCGCGCCCTTCAGGGTTGTCTCTGAGTCTGACGCAAGCATGGTCAGACGGTCCTTGATCACAGGTGAAACCTCGATCACTGTCTTTGTTGGTTTTGGTTTGTCGTTCATGACGCCGACAAACTACGGGGGAGTTTCCCCGTTGGCAACTAAAAGTTTCCTAAAAAGAAACTATTTTTTAATGGTGTGACTCTGAGTGAGTTACGGGCGGCGAGACTTGCTCATCTTTGTGGTCGTGACTGACCGCAGCAAAGATTGATAGCAGTAAAGCCACCACTGCGATCATTAATGTGATCGAGATGATGGCGACGGAGAATGCTGAGAAGTAGATGGATCGCGAAAGCTCTTGGATTTCCTTTGTCATTTGAATGACAAATTTAACCCCGGTTGCGCATTTATACCAGCTATATCTTTCCGATTGCGCTTTTATACCAGTTGACTAATCCTGGCTAGTTGCTAGGCGAGCGGCGAGGGCAGTGATGCCATCGGAGATCGTGTCTAACTTTGGTGAGACTTCCTCGGCCAGTGAGACGCGCCCCTTCAACTCTCCCATCTCATCAGTCAGGCTGATCAGTTGAGCGTTGTTGGTCTCTAGTTTAACCTCCAGCTTGTCGCCGCGCTCCTTGGTCTCGCGATGATTAGAGTGGATAATTTTCCAGAAGAGACCAATGATTCCAGCCAGCACGGTCAGTGCCGAGATGAGGAGGGTGGTTTGGCTTTCGATTGTTGCGATAATGATAGGTGTGATCATTTGATGTATCGTTGAGATGTGATGAGGTTACCCTTGCGTCGCTCAGTCTCGTCGAGGAGAATGTAGTCGAACGAGCGAACACGTTGACCCCAGTCGTTGAGACTCATGGGGTTGTCGTATTCGTCGAGCAAGGAATAGAGGGATGATTTGAATCGCTTCCAGGTTGACTTGGGGATTGTCTGGCAACCAAGGGAGGATGTGGAGTTGTATCCGCCAGAGTGCAGGTTGATAGCATGGAAGCCACAGTCCAGCTTGCTGTCCCCGTCACGGTGAACTGTGAACGGCTCGCATTGACGGAACGCCTGAGCGCCTTTGTGTGTCCCCTTGCCGAAGCGGTGGATGCCCGTTTTGAGCATAGCCATCCCCTTTCGCTTGCTAGTCTTGTTGCGCCAGCCATTCGGATCAGTGTTAGCCTGATAACGCTCGACCCCATCAGGGTGGACGATGAAGATAGCATCATCATACAAGCGTCGATCATTCTTTCCCGGAGTCCCCATGGAGTCGAGATAGTATCCTCTTATCGCGACCAACGAGACGACCGTGGAATCCACGCCATTGACAGCGATAATCTCACGCAGCTCGTCCTCGTTAAGTCGCGGGGTTCTCATTATTTCTCAATAGTGATAGGGATGCTACCTCCACCGAACTGATCCGGCAGCGGCACGTTGAAAGTAGCAGAGAAGCCCTCGACCGATCCGCATGACGCGAGACCGAACGAGAGGATGCTGAGTGCGATCAGTCTCTTCATTAGCTCTGGGATCTTCCAGCTCCTGCATCTGCAACGCCCTGGCCAATGATGTATGCGGCAATGACAGTGTTGATAGCAGTGAGCTGATCAGGGGTTAAACCAAGGTGATCACCAATGGTTGTGATAACGGCGGCGAGCACAGCGGCCCATAGTTTTCTGGATTTCAGTTTTTCAATCATGATTTCTAAAAAGTCTCCCGAAGGTTGGTGATGATAGCCTTGGATACGATCCATCCCCCCGCGCCGGTATTAACGCCGTCATTCTCAGCCCATACCGACAAGGCGTGACGGTTGTCAAGAAGGACATTCTTCGGGCCATGAGTGGTTGCCCCTGTGACACCGTTGATATACCACTCAACCGAGTTAGCCCCCCGCGAGCGAAGACGCAGCGTGTTAATATCTGTCGATGAAACATTTACGCCCGTATTAGTCTCGACAAGGGTGGAGCCATCGTGCGCGACAACAAAGACGCTGCTGTTCACGACTTTGAATCCGAATCCAGAGGTGACAAGATCTGTGGGGCTTTGATGGCTGCTGTTGAAGTTTCCTAGCTGAGATTGGAATATCGTGTTTGCGTTGTTGGTGACGATCTTAAACTTGTATGCAAGCTCGATGTCGTTGTCCCAGCGCATATTCTCGTTGTCGAACTCCGCATATGGAGCCGCATTGTTATTCTGTAGATTCTTGCAGAAGACCCATGAAGTTGCGCTTGATCCCGTGGTCAGATACAACCCGGCCTGCTTGGACTCGGTGGTGTTAGCTGACCCTCCGCTATTAGTGAACACTGCCCAGTCTCCCGCTACCGTGCTGAGATCGCTGGAGTTGAGACGGATACGCATAAGATCCTCGTAGGTAAGTGGGCGCTCCTCCTTGATGAATGAGACATTATCACGGTGACTAATGAGCCATTGGTCTGCGCTCGAGGGATTGGCTGGGAGCGTAGTGTATGAGTTGTAATTCGGGATGCAGGACATCCAAACCTTCCACTTCAGATCGCCTTGACTGTCGTAAGTCGGCAGGAATGCGGAGCGATAGAATCCATAGCCATCTCCGTTGCCGGTCGGCTTCACCGCTGCCTTGGAGTGATCCGCAAACCAGCTCGTACCGTTGTCACTATAGGCATAGTAGCAAGGAACCCCCCCCACTCCGAAATCACCGCTGCGAGGCTGATCGTCGAAGAGCAATGCATGGTATCGACCCGCGACTTTCTTTACATTCGCATGCCAAATTTTAAAGTCAGCATGATCGTAGTTGTTAAAGGTCACCCGATCCTGCCACGTGAATGAGGTTCCATCGGCTGATGTCCAACGATCCAACCCGTCCCCTCGGCTGTCAGTGCCGAACATGGTGTAGGTTCCATCCTCCTCCTGAATGATTGAGGGTGAGCCGTTACCTGTGCGGGGAACGTCAACGGATGTGGTCACTGGTGTGGTGGCAACCTTACTCTTCTTGGTCCCCTCGGTGGTGATCTCCACCATGAAATTGCCTGCGTATCCTGTTCCACCAGTAGACTGAGCGATGATGAAATAGCACGCGAGGTTCCCATTGGGGAGCATGGTAAGGTGGGTATCCGCAGCCCATCCTCCAACCGTAGCGCCGAGCGTGGTCGAGGTGACTTCGGCATAGGATACCAAGGGGTCAGCAAGATCAGGATAGTCGGGATGCTTCACCCAATCGTATCCGTTCTGCGAGAATGCAATCTCGGGATTCTCCCGTGGGGCATTCGGGAATGGAGTGTATGCCATCACATACTTATAACCCAGGAAGCCATTGGGTGGCTCGATGACATCAGGGTGTGTGACGGAGGGATTATCGTCGAAAGTTGGCAGCTCGATCAGGGGGGTGTAACCACCGAACCTGCCAGAGTTAATGGTTGATTTTTGTGCAAAAGGCAAATCTTCAGGCGGTGCTAGATCCGCGCCAGCCTTGACCTCCAAAGGAAGGGGGACTGTGAATTCGGTTTGATCTGATCCGTAGTAGGTGAGATCCGCGAGGCCAGTGACAGTCTCCCCCTCGGAAGTGGCGAGCTTTGCGCTCCAAGCGGGAATGGGTGTGGGGTTGCTCACGTTGGTGTAACCTAGTGACAACCCGTGATCCTCATCCGTCTCCGCATCTGTTACGTCGCCGTTGATGATGTCGATAATGCTCCCGATGTAATAGCTTATATCCTGACCCGAGCCATTGGCATTGATGGCGTTGGGTTCACTGTATGGTCTCTCTGAGTGCTTTAGAGTGAGCGACCCCCCGCCGGGGAAGTTGATTGTCACATCTGATGTGATGTCGGGTTCTCCAGACTTCTTGCCAATCCGCACCACTGGGAAGGACCGAGTAGACAGATCCAGCAATGTGGCGCTGGAGAGGGCTTGTGCTGCAACGGCTGCATCCTCGCTGGCTGCTGCGTTGGTCTCGCTGATCC